CCCAATCGAATGGGATTCTTTTGTTTTCTGTTTCCATGTTTTTATTGTTTGGTTTTTAGCGGGATTGAGAGGACTCGAACCTCTGACCTTTTCGTTAGCACTCTATTGGCTGCTTTGACGTTTTTTCGTTCTGACCAACTGAACTACAATCCCTATTATTTTACTTAATCTTTTCAATTGCCTTCAAAATTGCCTTCTCAGCTATCTCTCGGGCATTGTCACGTCCTAATTTGTCGATATTGCCACGTTTAGTATAGATGCAGAATTGAATTACTCTTTCTTCGGGGGGTTTAGCTTGCCCCCCTCTTTTGCGTATTGTCATGTTTTATATTATAATTAAACCGCTGCAATAATCTAATAAATTCCCATTATCATCAACCTCAAATATAGATACTGAACTATTTTTATTTAATTTAGCTTCATCAATAGCAAGTTGCAATGCTTTTTCAGGTGTTTCAGCTTGAAGTGTATAAGCTGAATTCATGTAATTCTCATTTAAATTTACTTCGAAAAATCTTAATTGTGCTGTCATTGTTTCGTTGTTTGGTGATACAAATGTATTAAAAGTTTTTATTCTTTTCGTTTATTTTATTCGAATATTTGCAACGTGCAATAAATCAGGGTTTTAAAATTCATTCAACTCTTTTAATCTTTTATTTTCTGCTGCTAATTCGATAAGTAAGTTCTCGACTTCATCCAGCCTGACTTGCAGCCTTAGATTCTTTTGCTCGTAAATTACCTGAATACCCATTGATTGAGTTGCTAAGTTGTAGCATTCGTATAATTTAGCCAATTTTGCCCTTTTTTCTTGCTTTACAGAGTCTTTTGCTATCAAATCAATACTTTGTTCAGCTTCGATAATAAAAGTGCTTAAAATGGCGTTTAATTGAAATATAGGTGAATCTTGCTTTTTATTCAAGTACGGTCTTAAAGTTGAGATGAACTCGAACCACTTTTGCCTTGACTCTAATTCGAATATTTCTTGTGTGTTCATGGTTTAAAATTTTAAATAAGAAAAAATATGAGCAACCACAGAAACAGTCCATCCGTTACCTAACATTCTGTACCTTTGAGAATCTGAAACGTGAGCGGTATATCCGTTATTTAAACTAAAGTTTAATGATAAATTCTTTATTTGTATTTTGTTTTGAGTGTATCCAGTTATGACATTTCTTGCAAACAAGTAATAAATTATTAACGATTGTTCTAAATTCTTTATGCTTAAAAGATGCGATGTGATGAATATGGAATTGTTGTCCTTTTTTGTGTTCAAATTTTTCACCACATCTTCTGCAGCTTGCATTATCTCTTTTCCACACATCTTTAACTGATTGTTTCCATTCTTCCGTATTGTTGATTGTTGCTCGTTCTGGGGAAATTCCTCCAAGCCACAATGGATTATTTTGCCCTCTGTTAAACTTATAAAAACATTTGAGGTTGCAAAATCCATTTCCTTGTGAAGCTGGTTTATTGCATTCATTTCCACATTGTTTGCAATTATAGATGTTTCTTCTTGATTGAGATTGGTGCATTTCTTTGTTTCTTTCTGTGTCTGCATATCTACATTTTGAGGAGCAGTATGTTTTATTGATTGACAGTTTGCATTCATATTCAACAAAACATTTTTTACAAGTTCGTTTAACTCGCTGTTTTCTGCACTCAAAACAAGTTTTAGCAACTTGGGATTTTGGCTTACCGCATTTACATAATTCTTTGCTGATTCGTAACATAATGCAAATATAACATTATTTTCAACAACACCAACAGTCTGCAACCTTTCGCATTCAATAGGGGTTAATCTTCTTATGTTTGACTTATACTCAACTGCATTTGTATTCCCCGTATCTAAACAATATGTTTTCCCGTCTGATCTGCTTAAATGACCTGTTCCGCCTTTGCCCGATGTAGATGAACGTGGCATTGTGTTGTGGACCACATATTGCCCATCCGTTGGTATTTTATTATAACCGGCCAATAAGCAATTGAATTTCTTTGTTTCTTCATCTACATAAGGCACACTTCTTTCACTTTTTAGCATTGTTTCAATTCGTTGTTGGCTCAAATAGTATTTCTCATCAACTTCCGTTTCTAAAATATCTTTAAGCAAAATTCCTTTGTCTTTTGGTTGCTGAATAATACTTTCTAAATCTCCAAACAATCCACCTGGTTGCATTCCAATATTTGTCCAATAAATCCTTTTTCTATTTTGAGCCGAAACCAAAGCAGAGTTTATATGAATTCCATTTACCCCAATAGCTTTACTTAATACCTTTTCCCACTTTTCGCCCATTTCTACATTTTCAAGTAAAAAGTATTTAGGCTTAACTTCGTTTAACAATCGCATAAATTCCCAAAACAAATAACTTTGTCCTTCAAATTCAAAACCATCTGATTTTAGTTGCAGGTAATGTTCTAAGGTTAATATCTCGGTTTCGCATTTTGTACTCATTCCTTTTCGTTTCCCCGCAAATGAGAAGCTTTGGCAAGGGCTTCCACCAATCAATAAATCAATCTTTGGCAATTTATACCCATCAACATTTACTACGCTTCCTAATTGAATAGTATTAGGATAATTAGCCATAGTAACGGTTATTGCATATTTATCAATTTCACTTGCAAAATAATTTTCAACTTGTATGCAAGATCTTTCTAATGCTTGTTGACCGCAACTCATGCCGTCAAACAAACTTAATACATTTATTTTTTTCATGTTAAAATGGTGCTTGTTCTATTGGTTGTATATCGTTGTTAGATTGCTCTTTTAATTCGCTGATTCCATTAAATGGTGTCGGCAAGTAAAGCCTTTCGCCTCTGTTTTCATAGTAGCAGTTTTTAAAATAATCAAATTCAAGTTTTGCCGTTCCCTTGCCTCCATGGCCTTTTGGTTTAAATTTATGCACTACAACCATAGCTTGATTAGTTTGTTTAAATCCTTCGCCAGTCTTTTCAAGTGGCCTATCAACACAAATTAAATTCATTGCCTTGGAGTAAACTGCACTACCTCCTTTAATTTCAAATGGACTTGGTGGCGGTGGCGGTTCTCCGTTTTTTGGTAAATCGGGGTTTCTTGCGTGCCATATCATAAATGCGTGGATCCGTTCCTTTCGTGCTAATCTGTTTATTTTCGGGATTGATTCCTCAATATACAAATCCTCTCGGTTGAATTGGCCGTGGCTTAAATCATTCCAATTGTCAAATCCTGATGTGAATATATCATGGTCTTTTATTCCTTCCTTGGTTAATTCAATGAACTCATCAACACTCGGACTCTTTTCGTCAACGTCAATAACATAGAAGTAATCTTTAACGAATGGAATTACTCTATACAAATCTTGTTCAGTTATCCGGTAGTTAAGTGAATCGTTATGGAATCTTTTACCGGTCAATGTCTGAATTATTTCCGCATAGATTTCTTCAACGCTGCCCGTTTCTGGAGTCATTAGCATAGACTTTTTACCTTGGCAAGCTAATGAGGTTAATATTTGAAAGTATAGTTGAGATTTGCCGCAATTATGGACTAAGATATTAGGTTCAATAAAAAAATTATGATTATCTAAAACAGTAATATCATAAACTGACTCTTGGTCTATAACTTCAAAAGACTCAATATCTTCAATTTTTAAATATGCTTCCATTTTTTTCTTGATATTACTTGTTTTAAAGTTCCTTCACTTATTCCAAACATTTCAGCTATTTTCTTTCTTGTTAAATTTAAATTTTTTCTGTTTGGATAATTTTCTCTAATCCATAAAACATTTTCATTTTTAAGTTTTGCGCAACTATTTTTCTCACCTCTTACATCTCTATTTAAAACCCTATAAGAATGTAGTTGGTTTTCTGACATAGTAACCCATTCAAGATTATCTACTCTATTATCATGTCTTATCCCGTTCATGTGATTTACTTGCGGCTTATTTAACGGATTGTCTATAAAATTTTGAGCAACTATCCTATGAACTTTTATTGTGCAAAATTTACCCGTTTCTTTATGTTTTAACATGGTTCGTAAATAACCAGAATTATCAAAAGCAGGTTTCATTATTGCTTCAATGCCTTTATTTTTCCAATTGAATGTTTTTATTTCTCCATCTGAACTTACTTGATAATCCTCAAATCCTTTAATTGTTTTCCAAATTTTCATAACTTTTTATTTTCTTCAAATGTACGCAAAATATCTTTGATTTTCACATATGAGTTACCATTCCAAAATTCGTGGTTTTCTGTTACCTCTATTGACTTACCACATTTAAGTTTTATCTTAAATATTTTTTCTTTTGGGTACTTCGTTTTTATAATATTGATGATAGGTTTTAACTCTATTTGATTTGATTCATGGTTAAATGATTTTACTAATTCGCCAAATTGTAATTCAGATATTTTTTTGTATCCATTCTCAACTTGAACCAATGTTTTATCAGTAAAGCAAGTTGGCCTTCCGTATATTACGGTTGATGTTCCTGCCTTTACTGAGTAAATTGAATCTAAGTTTGGGAATCCAATCTTTAACCCTGCTTCCATTCCATTTTTTTGAAGGTTGAAAATCTTATCTTCAACTTTGCTAAGTGGTACAATGTGAGCCATGGTTAATAAAAGTTTATCTTAGGTTGGAATACTTCGCCAATTTTTAATTCAGATGTTTGGTTTTCAAATTTTAGCCTTCCTTGTAGTTCATCACGTTTAGCCCAATTGTTTACAGCCGCTCCCCAATTAACGTACTTATGACCCTCTAATGAATAGCTAATAGCAGAATCGTAATAGTAAGCTAATTTA